CTGACAATCACAGGTCATATATTTAAAACAAAAGTCGGATTTTTTCTTTATCGTGTCAATCTCGGTTATGGCGTGCATAAGTCGGCGTTGTTCTTCTTTTTTAGGGATGATGGTTTGTAGCAAAATAGAATATGTTTCGCTGTGGATATCCTCCATCGCCATTTGCCAATGGTAACACGTAAGGATTATCGGGACTTCAATGTCTTCACAAAATCGGGTGCTTATATTTTCATTAACTATCAAATCACTGCCAGCAAAAAACGCCACCACGTACGATATAAAGCGTTGTTCGCCCTCGGTCATCGCCTCAAATGCTTTGGCATCATCACCAAAATCAACCTCGGGAGGTGTCCAAAAACATGACTGTTGCTTTTTATAAAGTTGGTAGATGTCGTCATGTTCTTGTAGTCCTGCCGTGAAAACGTATTTATCTTCTTTTAAGGGTTGCAAAAGTGGTTCACGTTCGTCCAATGGATTCATGATATTGTATAATTACTAAAGATTTTTATACTATATCTTCCGCCCGTCGTTCGATGCTCTGCGTTTGAGGGATTTCTAAATCATGGCTAGAATCGCCACGGCTTACCGTTCTAATCTGGATATGTTCGTCACAACAAGACGATGACGATGCTATCCGCATACGGTATACCTTATACGCCAAAATTACTAAAAACAAACTACCTGCCCCCTCTACTGAGTATTGTGAAACCTCACTAAACTCCATCTTATATCTTATGAATAATAAAAAAATCCTTGTAGGTCTTATATTTCTTCCCATTTGCCCTTGGTTTGAAATCGTTATAGGAAATTTTTCCTTTTGTGAATTTTATTATATCCTTTTGGTAACAAAATGTGCGGTTGAATATTATCTCGCCCTCGGTGTCTACAATGGATAATTTATACATTTATATTAGGATTACTTTTTATTTTTAGATTCTTCTTCCCCGTCCGCCTGCATTCCAGCCAATTGTCGTTCATACTCCTTAGTTGTTCCACTTAGTATTGATAGACGATTGCTTAGCCCTCTCATAGTAGCCCCTTTATTTAATAAATCGACAATATACTGGTCTTGCCACCATTTCACCTTCTCACCCCCCGCACGTTTTTCAACAACGTCTTTAAAAAACGCCGTAAGGTCTTTATTTGACTTATATTTAAAACCGGTCTTGGAACCCTCTTTCCTGCCTTTTCTTGGCGGCTCGGTCTGGGGTTGTTTGGTCTGGGTGGTCTGTTCAACACTGCTAGACTCTTGACGCTCGGTGGACGGCTCAACACTGCTAGACTCTTGACGCTCGGGAGGGGGTTGTGGGGTCTGTGTCTGTCTATCCGTGGGAGTGGGTTGCGGGGTCTGGGTGGACGTGTCATTCATCGCTATCTGTCGGGGTCGTTCCGTCAACAGTTTTAAACTGTCGCCCTGTTGATTCATCTGTCCTTGTAGTGCGAGTATGTTCCCGCCCTGTTGATATTGTTCCGCCATGACTCCCGTGATGGATTTATTTAACATTAGCATTGATTGTTGTGACTCCTCTACTTGTTTCATTTGGTTGTCTTGTTCTTTGCTTATTGTCCCAATGCCTTTTAACGCCATGGCTAACGCTCTTTGGGTTTCGTCATTTTTTGTTATTCCCTCATTTACTGATGCCCCAACGTCCGCCACTCGTCGTTGTCCCTCTTGTACTGACCTCTCCATCTCTGCCATGCGTTCTAGTTGTCTTTCCTCGTTTTCCCGCAAAGATTGGGCAACCAGTCCTAAAGCGTTTCGTGTTTCCTCGGCTCTTACGATGCTTTGGTTTTGTCGTTCTGCGATGTCCATATCTCTTTGTTGCTGTTGTTGCTGTTGCTGTTGCTGTTGTTGCTGTTGCTGTTGCTGTTGTTGCTGTTGCTGTTGCTGTTGCTGTTGCTGTTGTTGCTGTTGTTGTTCTTCTTGTTGTCGTTGTGCTTCTGCTAGTCCTCCTTGTAATGCCAAAATATCATCGGCTACGGTATTATATCCCTGAGTCACTGCCCATCGTGTGTCGATAGCATCTTGAGCAACGGCCTCCCTTATTCCTTGCTGTCCTTCTGTTAGTGCCTGTCTTGTGTCTGCGACTTCTTGTGTAAAAAGTTGTTGCATGGTGGCTAAGTCTTCTTGTTGTCGTTGTGCGTTTTCCCTAAATTGTTCTTGTACAAATCGGCGATGTGTCTCATCTCGTGTTAGTTGTTGGTTTTGACTGTTTAAAGTCTGCGTGCCTAATCCCTCAACCTTTTGTCGTAGGTTATTAAAATTACCCGTAAGGTCTCGCAAGTCCTGACCCTGTTGAGTTGCCGTCGAACGAATGCCAAAAACGTTTTGCATAACGTTGGCGTTCATTTCGCCCTGCATGGATTTATAAGTTAAATTGCCCATGCCTCGTTGACCTCGTAGACTACTCGACGGGGCTGTAAACCCTCTAGCGGTATTTGATGATTTTGATTTTTTTGCCTTCGTACCTCCCCCAGACTTACCAATGTTAATATTAATAACGTTTGAAATTTTAGAATTTAGACTGTTTGAAATTTTGGATTTATCCTTCTTCTTCTGTTTCTTCTTGTCTTTTTTGGTCTTCTTTTTCTTCGTCCGTTTGGTGATGGGATTTTTGTCTTGTTCGGATTTTGACATTATATATAATCATTATATATTTTAATCTAAAATAATTTGTTCGAAATTTTTGAAAAAACGATACTTGTCGCTTTTTTTTAACGTCTGGTCTATCATCAGGTGATTGTACCTCCCATTAAATACGAAATTAAACAAATCAAGGCTATTGCGTTTGTGGATTGGTAGCAGTTCATTGCATATCGCTTCCTGTTCCTGCATGGTTTTCGGTCTAAACAAAAAAATGACATTGGCGTTGTTTCTTATCTGGGTGGGTAGTTGGCGGTATGATTGGACTAATATGATACATGTTAAATTTTTATGCCGTCTGTTCTGTAAAGTCTTCGTAAGTAGGGTCTCATTATGCCTGTTTTGGCGTAGGGCGGCGGCTACATCATCCAGAATTAATAAATTAAATTTGGTTTCGCCGTCTTGTTCTCCTTCCATCATGGATGCGTCCAAATGCTCGTCCAAATCTTCCATACACTCATGAAAGTCGTTATATTTTTGTGATTTTGGTATTTTGAAAACGTCCTGTTTAAGAGTTCCCAGACTGGGCGATGTTAAAATAATTTTGTGGAAACATTTGCGAAACGATTGCTTATATCCGTTGATTGACCCCGCCTTGCTTATTAAATTCGTCATCAAACTCGTCTTGCCTGACCCACTACTACCAATGATTAGGATAAGGCTTCCATTGACTATGATATCCAACGGCGGGACGATATTTTTACATAGCATGTGGTCGGTATCCATCGGGACGGCTCCATAATTTATGTTGTCGTTTGGGATTGTTTTATACATCTTATATATATATCATAATATTTTATTAATCATCTAAATATGAGAGTGGGGAGATATGGTTGTTGTTGTGGTTGTGGTTGTGGTGTGGGTGTTCGTGGCGGTGGTTCGTCGCTGTCGCTGTCGCTCTCGCTCTCGCTACTACTGCTAACATATACCTTTTTGGGTTTCCTCTTTGGTTTTGCCTTCTTCTTCTTTTTCTTGCTTACGTATACGACTTCGGGTTCGTCCTCACTGCTGTCACTGCTGTCGGATTCAACAACGACTACCTTTTTTTTTGGCTTCTTCTTGGTCTGTTTGGCTTCTTTAGCCTCTCCTTCAAGCCTTTCAAGTTTGGATTTAGCCATCGCCAAAGCCATATTTTTCCTGCTCTTTTCACGGCCTCGGGCAAGTGCTTCTTTTTGTTTATCGGAAAGTGGAGGCCTACCCTTGCGGGCGGGTTTTTGGATTGATTCGGGTTCGGGTTCGTTGGTGTCTTCATTTTCTTCGTGTGTTTGTGGTGGTTCTTCGGTATCTGTCATTATAATATAGGGTAATATTATTTTTATATTATTTTTCCACCGCTTGAAAAACAATCAAAACAAAACTTAAATAAAAATCTATAGATATATATATATGGAAAATCAACTTATCGAAGACAACGAGGATGACAGTGTCGAAGTATGGACACCGCTGTCAGTTGATGACTTGGCAATTTTTGGGACTAGTGACGATTCTAGGGATAACACAAATTGGGATGCCCTCGACTATACATCCCGTGATATCAATTGGTATAGGGAACGGTTCGGGGGGTTCGGTGATGACATTTTGGAAATTCTGGCACAGTGTGACGGCACAAGCCTCGTAAAAGACAAGAATGGCAAAAACCACTATGACAGGGCGGAGGAACTTGCTGGGGAACTTGCTGAGGAATTAAAAAAACGGTTGACGGTTAAATTTGATTGATGCAAAATTTTGACATGTGCATAATCATATAATAACATAACTTATGTTTTTTGAATATAAGATGGCGTAGGACACACTTATGCACATTTTGTCGACGGATTAAAAACCATTGACGGTTCCAATATTCCAAAGTACTGCCGTGGTACGATTCGTATATGGACGGTGGTATATTCATTGTGTTGCCCATATCTAGTACCATTTTATAAACCCTCGCTTTCTCGGTTGATACCATTTTAATATATATTATATAAGTATATTATAATGAGTAAAAATTTACGTGGGTTTGCTTCTGGATCGTCTATCAAGATTGATTTACTCGACATTGATGCGAATTCTGTAACGGCTACTACTGGCACTTTTACGGACATAATTGCGACCAACTATTCGATAAATAACGTTGCTATAAGCAACCTTATTGTAACCGGTATTGTTAGATTAACTGGAATTGTAGACGCACCCGTGACATCACCTCCCGAATATGAGATTTTATTTAAAGACCCTTCTACAAATTTGGTTTATAAATTCTCAACACTGGTTTTTAACACTAGTTCAGGCACTTTGAAAAGTCCTAACATCTTAGTTACTGGCAATCTTACGGTAATGGGTAGCATGCCCTCCCTTGAGGTGACTGGACAGACAGAGTTAGGCACGGGGTTAAGCATCCAATCACTTACACAAGTGAACAGCGGACTAAATATTGCATATGGGTTAACCCTTTGGAATTCGACAACAAGAGATTTATCGCACGATATCACTAAATTATATTATAACAAAGCCAATGAAACCCTATACGCTCCCAACATAAGCGTAACAAATTTCAATATCGTCCCCGTGACTCGTTCGGATGATGTGGAATATCCAGTCGTGTTTTTTGACGACAATACGGATAATTTAGCCATAGATAGTATATCAAGTAACATTAAATATAACCCAAGCACCAACCGTTTAACGTTGCGGGAATGTAAAGTCGATGGTGAAGCCATATGTGATGTATTGACAATAACAAAAGAAATTATAACAGGTACAGACTCACAAGTTAAGATTTTTATAGAAGATGGTTTTAATTTCAAAATAGAGGACACTACAAACATAGAAGGGTTTTATTTTTTCAGTGGTGTCACGGAATGGATGCGAATAGCAGTAGGCGAGACAAGAATAGCCACAGATGTTGAAATAGCAGGCGATACAACTTTAGAGAACAGTCTTACCGTCGAGACGGGGACATTTTTGGGTAGTAGTTTACACGTGGACGCTCTTGACACCGTCGTGTCCGATGTATCCTATGCGGTTTTATTGTGGGACATTACAAGCGGGGCGGGCAATAGGTCTGTTACATATGATTTTACCAATTTTTATTATGACACTACCACGGACACACTACATGTCCCGAATATATCCGGAAATATATCCGGAAATCTCGACATCGTGGCAACAATTAAAAATGACAGTATCGAGTATCCCGTATCATTCCATGACACCACCCTTGATAAGGTATGCATTGATGGGAATTTGAAATTTAAATATAATCCCCTCGAAAACAGGCTAACCGTAAAAAATGCCCTTATTGACGATGCTTTTGAAGTTGTGGGACAAACAACCCTGACGGATGTTACCATGACGGGGGATTTTATATGCAATGGGACTGCGACGTTTGGAGACGAATGCACCATCACCAGTTCGAAAAATCTCAAATTCGTGGAGGCATCTGCCACGGTGGTTGGTGATAAAGG